CAATAATTTGTCTATTTATTTTGTCCATATCCTTGATTTTGGTGAGTAGTTTACGAAATGTTAGAACCATTTCATAATGTTCTCGTTCCAACATGATTTCTATCTGTGTATATTCGTTTGTTAGCCAGGATTCGTCAAATGTAGGGGTGGTTAAATAATATTGGAACAATCTGCGTCCCATAGGTGTTTTACATGTATTTAATAAGGACATAACAGATGATAGTTTGCCCATTTTCTTGTTCTCTGTGGTCATATCGCCGATAATATTTAATTGCAACAACGTATGGTTAGGTAGGATAACACGATTAGACGTATTATTAAAGGTAGGCAATGAAATTTTGTTAATTAAGTTGCTGTTATGTTCTTGAATAAAATTCAACAAATAACAAAACGACTGGGTGGCTAAAATATGTTCTTGAAATTCTCTACAAACGACATATGTATCTTCTTTATAAAACGTAGTAAGCACTTCTTTAAGATACCGTTCTTGAGAGCATCGTGTGAGTTTGTCATTAGATGTATCATTTGAATCAATCAAGTGTATGGAATTCGTTTGTATTCCAGTATACTGTACAATTGTTTTAATCGTAGATGCGTCAAATGGTGATATAATAATAATTTCACTGGGTGCATAAATAGAAACATATCTCTCAAGTTCATCAAATGTGGTAACACTCATATGAAAAGCGGTTTCATACTGAAAAATGGAAGAATGTCCTGTAAATATATCAATAACTGATACTCCGTAGACCAATAATTCCTTGGTTCTCTCATTTGCATTTGTACGTAAAGAGGTTACTGACGGTGTATATAACTCAAACCATATAGTCATAATATTATTAGACATAGCTGGTTTACTATCGGTTTCGCATGATATATACGTGCCAGGGGAATATACATTATGTAAAACCCTTTTTATTTCAGTTCCAGTTTTCTCTTGAATAAATACAGGCACAGTAAAGCCATTATCAGTTAATTTTGCAATATATTTATCAACGGTATAGTCACGAAATCCAGCCATAACAATTACACCATTTTCAAAGTTCTGGGTTTTGGCCGAAATACTTAATCCACAAATAGTAGCAATTTCTTGAATCTGGCTTCGTTCAATCGTATCATTCTGTGTTTTTACCCCATATATTTCAAAAAATGCACCAACTTGCATAAATACAACAGTTTGTTCTCCATACTTAGTTCTGTATTCGTCTGTATAATCAAAATATAAGTTGTATATAGATTTATTATCCTTTGACATCATACTATTATTAAGTTAAATTATTTATATTATTATGTATAAATAATGTATAAAATTGATAAGTAACCCAAAAAATTAATATATCATCATAATATAACCAAAACATGCACTCATATAGCATATCATACATAGTTAGAGAACTTAATATAGAGCTCACGACGAATCCAAATGAATATGGATATTTTTGTGACCCAGGATTAGACTTAGAAAAGGGTATTAATAATTATATTTCAAAGTATAAATGTAACATTAAGTCGGGTTATTCATATAACAATCCTGATAATACTATTCATGAGAATGAAACTGACCATTTAGATACTGAGGATAATACAAAATACACAAAATATAATAAAGAGAATGCCAATAAAGTAATTTGCATAGATAATATGATTTACGGTGTTATTATTGTGGGTACTGTAACAATTACAACATATTTGGTGAATAATGGAATAATCTAATTGGTTTCAGTGTCATGTAAGAAATTGTATAACAAATTATCTGGGTTATGATTTTGTATTTCTCCACAAATTAACATGGCGGTCTCATACATTTTTCTTAATACATCATTGGGTGTTACTGCACCTACTTTAATAAATCCATGTTTAATTAAATACTTTCTAACTTCATAAATAGGGGTTTGTTTCATAAGTAACGTTTTCGTTGATATATTATTTCGTATAGTCTTATTTGAAACAAGTACAGACACTTTTGGCATTATGCTGGACCGTCCAACTTTATATGTCCGGCGTGTTGTTTTCTTTTGTTTCTTTTTTCTGTATTTTAATTTATTTTTTTGTATGTTCGCCAATTTAGTATCAATTTGTTGTTTTTGTATAGATTTATTCATCAATTCATTTGAAGTATTGAGAACATTAGAATTAGTTATAGGTGCAGATTCAATACCCCCCCCGCCAGTCATATCTGGTAGATGTTTTCGTGTTTGATTCATTAATGTGCGATATGTTGGCAATAAACCATTTTTCAAACAACCATACTTTGGTAAAGGCTGTATATTTGGATTTATATTTACCACTGGGTCCGTTACTTTAGAACGAATGTTATCGGCAATATTTGTTAAATTATTTGTATTCAATATGGTTGGAACATTATTAGTAGTCATTGAATTAATATAGGTTGGTGTTTGCTTGACAGTATGCTGTAAATTATTCGTAGTTTTTTTAACAGTTTCTTTTAAATTATTAAAATAATCCTTTGCAACACTGAAATCATTATTAAAATTTGTCACATCCATTTTCTTAGGAGGTTCTGGGTTTGTTGTGTCAAATGTTTTCTTATATTTATCAGCTTGGTGTTGCCTCATCATATTTATAATAGAGCGTTTTTTGATTGATGCATTATTTACAGGTTTAGTACGAGGTTTCATTTTAATCTTAGGTTCAGTTGGTTTACTTGATTTTTTCTTACGTGTTGTATTATTTGAAAATGAAAACATATTTGGGTCAATCGAAAGTATTTTTTTATCACTCATTCCCTCAACTTTGTATTTATATCTTTGAAGATTTAAAATGGGACAAAATAACTTAAATAAATCATATGACATGATACTAATGGAGAGAGGTTTTTATAATTGTTCCTCTAAGACACATTCGTGGGTGGGTGCTTCATTGCTCTAACCGCAATTTTGAGGTTTCCACATAAAAACCACTCAAAAACGTAATCAAGGCATTTCAACGAATGTGGGTCTGACTAACTCAGTTGTTTTACTAACAAAGCAATCCTCAATCAAAATATACACAGACTGGTTATGTCTAACTTTGAAAGATATACAGTGACATTCGTGCCATTTGAAATCTTCAAAGGTGTATAATATATGTACATCTTACGAAAAGAAAATGATAAGAAATACTTATTATTTTCCTAAATAAACCATTCATGCCAACCGAAGGAATCGAACCTCCGTTTTACTCCCTCTATTGGAGTTACTCGTAACCAACGAAGGCCAATATAATATGAGACTTTTATAAATCATTTCATCAACCTCAAAACCCCCGGTGTCTCAAAATGTATACGCATATTTTATATTATATGCATATAATAAACAATTTTTAAACCTTGCTAAAGTTATGATGATATATGAATAATATCAACCCTAAAATAACATCAATTACCAACGGAACTACCAATAATATTTTTGACTGAAATGCATAAATAGCAGCACATAAGTATAAAAATCCATGTAATAATCTAAAATCCGCCCACCAAGTGTTTCCGCCCCCCTCAGCCGCATTTAAACGTAAATTTTTGAAATATAACGTAAAAAAACTAAGAGCAATAAATAATAATAATACACCAAAATAAGGTAGATATGCGGTATCCATATAATATGGTAACATAGCTAATGTAATACGCATAGGTATACAACCCAATAAAAATAAGAACATTCGTTGTTTTACTGAAAGCATTATTTTATATAATATATAGGTTTTTATTATACATAAATACTTTGCAAATACGTAGGAATATCTTGTGATTTATTGCTCTTTACAAATTCATCGTACCCACAAGTAAGGTCATCTAATGTAATCAATTTACGCAACTCTTTATCTTTACCATAGATACGACGCCCATGGCATATTTTCACACATGTTAATAAATGCTCCATATCTCTACCATAATGAACAAATTTTTTATAATTACCAGAAAACCATTTACTTAATATACCTTGTTCTATTGAGAGTTTCCAATCAATTTCGTTGATTTTTTTTTGAAAAATAAGTAACAGTTCAGGTGCAGTATAGGGTTGCATTGAAAATTTCCAAATAAATCTGGATTCCAAACCTTTATTTGATTTAAAAAATGTATTATTTAAATCGTCCTCATACCCAGCAATGATAACCATTAAATCATTTTTATGGTCACTCAATAATTCACATAATGTATCTAAGCATTCCTTTGAAAAACTATCGTTTCCATCGGGGGGTGCAAGTGAATATGCTTCGTCTATGAATAAAACTCCACCGATGCATTCATTGACAACTTTGGTTGTTTTTATCGCGGTTTGACCCAAATATCCAGCAATTAAATCCCCGCGAGTAACCTTTTTAAAGACATTGTTTTTTAAGATACCCACTTTTGAATATATTTGTCCAATTAACTTCGCGATTTCCGTTTTACCTGTCCCTGGTTTTCCATACAACACAGTATGTTTGAAATCCCCACCACCATGAATATCACCATCCAAATCTTGTATAAAATACAGCATTTGGTTTAATACAGATGTCTTTATTGATTCCATACCAATCATATTATTTAAAATATTCAATTCTTTTTTAATACCGTGCAAAGATTTCAAATCAATATTATATTCTACTGTGGTGTCATACTCATTTTCATCAATAATTTGTATCAAATCATTTATACAAGTGACATTGGTAGTTATATTAACCTTTTTTGTTTTAATAGGAATACTATCAGGTTCTATAATACCTGGAATATAATTTACCACTGTATCAGTATCTGCTGTATCAGTATAATTATATATATGTTCTGAGTGTAAACCAGTTGTATTATTGGTATTCAAATAATATTGATTAATATTAGCGATTAAATTTTTATAATGACACGAGGATACATCTAACTTATTTGAGTAATTATCTAAATACGTAAGAAATTTTGTTGATTTATACATAATAACGATTATACAATATAAAAGTATCTTTCTAATTAGATTCATAATAATAACTTCTCAAAAAATTGAAATAAATTATTGTCCAATTAGTTATTCAAATTGCAATTAATCATGTCATTAGAAATGAAAGCAGTATCTCAAGATACAACCAAGGATATTGTGCCAGTAGCGGTACCCCGTAAATTAAAAATACGTAAACCACGTGAAAATCACGAAACCAGTATTATTAAATCCATTATTGATACTGAAACAAAAATAGAAACGCAAACGAAGGATATTCAAGATAAAATGGATACTACGGAGAAAGATATTTTGGAACATCTTGGTGAATATGCAGAGGAGCCGTATCAAATCATTGAATCCTATTTTGAAGGGAAACATTTGGATCGGTTGGTTCGCCACCAAATAGAATCATACAACAACTTTGTAAATTATCAAATTCAGCGTACAATTGATATGTTTAATCCAGTGAAAATACACTCCGAAAACGATTTTATAGAGGAAAAACAAATGTATATGTTAGAGTGTTCCATTCAATTCAATAATTTTAAATTATACCCTCCTCAAATTCATGAAAATAACGGAGCAACAAAGATTATGTTACCACAAGAAGCTAAATTGCGAAATTTTACATATGCATCTACCATGACTATTGATATTGATATTGAATATACGATTCGTAATACAGAATGTATGAACACTCCACGTGTAATCAAGAAAACAATTCCCAAGATTAACATTGGAAAGATGCCAATCATGTTAAAATCATCAATTTGTGTATTGAACCAGAATAACAATTTCACGAATTCCCAATTAACGGGAGAATGTATTATGGATTCTGGTGGGTATTTTATTATTAAAGGTTCTGAAAAAACAGTAATTGGTCAGGAACGTGCTGCAGAAAACCGTATATATTGTTTTGATGTCAAGAAGAACTCAACAAAATGGTTATGGTCTGCTGAAATAAAGTCTGTACCAGATTTCAAATGTATATCACCAAAGCAAGTCCAAATGATGGTTTCAACCAAAAATAATGGTTTTGGTAACGGTATATTTGTTAATATTCCTCGTGTTAAACAGCCGATTGAATTATTTATCTTATTCAGGGCGTTTGGTATTACTACTGATAAGGATATTTGTAAACACATTCTATTAGATATCAACAATGATGAAACAAAAGTTATGTTGCAGCACCTACACGCGTCTATTATTGATGCAAACGAGTATTTAACACAGGAAGCTGCTATACAATATATTACTAATTATGCCATATATACTCCAATTAACATGGATAGAGAAACGGGTATCCAAAAAAAGCGGGAGTTTACATTAGATATTATCGAAAACGATATATTTCCCCACTGTAAAACAAAGTCCCAAAAAATATTCTTATTGGGTTATATGACAGCCAAACTACTTAGTGCAAAATTAGGGTGGAGAGATGCGGACGATAGAGATTCTTATTTAAACAAGCGAATTGAACTGACTGGTACATTATTAAATAACTTGTTCCGTAACTATTTCAATAAATTAGTGAAAGAAATGCAAAAACAAATTGTTCGTGAAATTAACACTGGGTCATGGCGTTCAAGTGAGGATTATGGCAATATTGTTAACATGACAAATATTTACAAAATTATGAAATCAACCACGATTGAGAATGGTATTAATCGGGCATTATCAACAGGTGATTTCAGTATTAAACAATCAAACAGTAGTAAGGTTGGTGTTGCACAAGTACTTAGTCGTCTTACATATGCATCCAGTTTGAGTCATTTACGACGTATAAATACTCCACTGGAGAAAAGCGGTGAGCTTATCGCTCCTCGTAAATTACATAATACTATTTGGGGCTTTTTATGTCCAGCGGAAACACCAGAAGGTCAATCTATTGGAATTGTGAAAAATATTAGTTATATGGCGCACTTGACTATTTCTACAAATAGTTCTGCATTGTATGACTATATTCAACCATACATTACTACATTTGAGAATATTCAAGATACGACGGATTTGTATAAATCAGTTAAGGTATTTGTTAATGGTGCATGGCAAGGTGTTACTGATACACCAACTGAACTATATACTGATTTAAAAATGAAAAAACATACTGGAATTATTAATATTTATACATCCATTGTATTTGACTATAAACTGATGGAAATCCGTATTTGTAATGACGGTGGTAGATTAACCCGCCCAGTTTTACGTGTTAAAAATAACAAGGCAATTATTACTGCTGATATAATTAAAAAGTTAGTTGATAAGAATTTAACATGGAATGATTTGTTAACCAATTGTAATATTGATGAATCTGTTATTGAATATATTGACCCTGAAGAACAAAATTATGCTATGATTGCAATGAAATCCAAGAATTCATATCTACAAAAATCGTCACATTTCAATTATACTCATTGTGAAATTCATCCAAGTACTATTTTTGGGGTCTTAGCATCATGTGTCCCCTTCCCCGACCATAATCAAGCACCCAGAAACACCTACCAATGTGCGATGGGTAAGCAAGCCATGGGCGTATATGCTACCAATTATGACAAGCGTATGGATAAAACTGCCTATGTGCTCAATTATCCCACGCGTCCATTGGTGGACACGCGAATTATGAACTTTCTACACCTGAATAAGATTCCATCTGGTACACAAATCCATGTTGCGATTATGACACATACTGGGTATAATCAGGAAGATAGTGTATTGATTAATAAAGCATCTATTGACCGTGGTTTATTCTTAGCTACCATTTATCATACAGAAAAAGATGAAGATAAAAATATTATTCGCGATGAAATTATTCGCTGTAAACCAGACCCTGCTAAAACAAAGGGTATTAAATTTGGAAATTATGACAAACTCAATGCAGATGGGTTTATTCCGGTGAATGAACGTGTAGAAAACAGAGATGTAATTATTGCGAAAATTGTACCCATCAAAGAAAATCGTAATGACCCTACAAAGGTCATTAAATATGAAGACCAAAGTAAAACATTTCGTACTACAGAAGATACGTATATTGACAAAAACTTTACAGGACGTAATGGTGACGGTTATAACTTTGCCAAAGTACGCACCAGAGTGTTACGTAAACCTACCCTCGGTGATAAGTTTTCCAGTCGTCATGGACAAAAGGGTACTGCTGGTAACATTATTCCTGAATGTGATATGCCATTTACAAAGTCTGGCCTACGCCCCGATATTATTATTAATCCACATGCTATTCCATCAAGAATGACGATTGGACAACTGAAAGAAACTTTACTTGGAAAGGTTCTTCTTGAGTTGGGAATGTTTGGAGATGGTACCAGTTTTGGTAACTTAGATGTCAAGACGATTGCCGCCGAATTATTAAATCTGGGTTATGAAAGTTACGGCAACGAACTCATGTACAATGGTCTTACTGGTGAACAACTTGAAACCAATATATTCCTGGGTCCTGTATTTTATCAGCGACTCAAACACATGGTTGCAGATAAGCAACATAGTCGTTCTATTGGTCCTATGGTGAATCTTACCAGACAACCTGCTGAGGGTAGAAGTCGTGATGGAGGATTCCGTATTGGAGAAATGGAGAGAGATGTTATGATTGCCCATGGTATGACGCGATTCTGTAAAGAACGAATGTATGATGTATCAGACAAGTACAATGTACATGTATGTAAGAAATGTGGAATGGTCGCATCATTTAATGATGGTAAGAAAAGTAAACTACATACCAGTGGCGACTTCTCCATTCATTTGTGTAAAACATGTGATAATCGTACCGACTTTGCCAAGGTTGACATTCCTTATGCATACAAACTAATGTCACAAGAATTACAAACAATTAATATCGTTCCTCGTATCATTACCGAATAAATACTTATAAATTTGTTTAATAACTTTTCTTATTATGTGTAATGCGAGACCAAAACAAAAAATACAATATCTACATATTTTTCTTTTGTTTTATTTTTTATTATGCCATTGCGTTCTCAAACATCTTAATAAATATTGGTTGAGACTCAAGTAAAAACTCATTGAGTGGTAAGTTTTGTTCTTTCGTAGTAGTCAAAATAACTTCTAACTGTTGAATAATATTCGCGCTAATCGTAATTTTCACTTGAGTTGGTTCTGGAACAGTTTCTACTGATAGTATTTCATTATCAATTATAATTCCTGTATCTTCAACTACAGTATTAGATGCCTCTAACAATGGTTCTACCACTGATTCTACCACTGGTTCTACCACTGATTCTACAACTGGTTCTACCACTGGTTCTACCACTGGTTCTACCACTGATTCTACCACTGGTTCTACCACTGGTTCTACCACTGATTCTACCACTGGTTCTACTTCTGTTTCTGTATGAATAATATGTAATTTCTTAGGCACTATTATATTGCGTTTATTCATATCCTTATCTATTTTATCTTTATGAAGCATTGTTTTTCCCTTAATTTTCCGTTGCAAACAAGCCAATACTTCAGTAAAAGGTGAAATATGATTATTTGATAACGTCTTGAAGAAAGATACGCCTAACATTTTGCACACTTCTTTATCATATACATATAACTCATGGTGGATATGATTAGCCCACCCATCTTGTTCACGCTCAAATGTGTTCTCGCCCAAACATCTATCATTGAAATAAGTATAAATGTTCCCTCTTGATAATTTCTCAGAACCATTCTCATCAATATAATCCGTTAAATACGTAGAGGTTGAATGTAAAACCGCCTTATATGGAGTATAATTGGGACTATTAATTAGTTCCGTATACTCTGTTTTATAAGGACATTCTCTTAACTCGTACTTCTTCTTCTTAGTATTCACCTTGTAATACGCGTTTTGTTGACAACCTTTACTACGTTGAACTAAAATTTCCAATTTATAGTTAGAAGAACGAGGTTTTAAGATAACTATATTGTGAATGATAGTATTTTTCGCGGATGAAGAATGAGAAAGAGGAGAACGAAATGCGGGCAAACTCCTGAGTTCCCCGTTTATCTTGATAGAAATATTAATACCAGTTTTACCGTATGTTTGCAGTAAGTAAGATTCTAATGCGGAATGAGTGGTGGTGGTGTTATTATTTTTTTTTAATTTCAATGCCATTGGTTCTAAATCAGACAAAATAATAGACGTTCCTTGGACGAACGGATGGGTTTCTGTATATAATTTTTGATCTATATACGTTAATTTGGTAAAGTCGTATGACCGAGTTACGTCGGTTGTTTTACACATAACTTTATAATTGTTCTCTGCCATAATGTAAGATTTATTTGAATTATCATATGTCAAATATTGACACACATTTGCTAAATTATGACAGGCTGCCTTTCCACCTATACCATTTTCACTAATGTTTTCACAATTATCATGTTCGTCTGTTGTATAACCCAAGTTTCCAGGATTTGACACCCCATCAAGCATTAAGCCTTGCAAACCGCACTCACAATCGTCAGATATTTTTATTTCTGTACAAATCTCATTTACTTCTGTAAAATCAATAATAACATTTTTACAGAATTTATCCTTTGCGTTATCTACTAACTCTGCAATTGCCGTATATGGAGTATATACACTCTTACGATTACGATTGAGTTCAGAACTAAAGTGCTTTGGGCCGATATTAGGATTAAGAATCATTTTAAATAGACTGATTGTGGAAGATGTATCTGATTGTGGAAGATGTATCTGATTGTGGAAGATGTATCTGATTTAATAAGCCTTTTTTAAATCAATTTTTTACATTTCATCATGGATCTTCCAACAATGAATTCAACTTTTCTTCGTCAGCTTGTATAATAGGTTGTATTTCCTGAAAATACATTTGAATTTGTTTGGACCGTGCATTCATATATTCAGTCGTTCTTTCATATGGGGTTAAATCGGTATTTAATGCAACGAATTTATAAATTGCATTATATTCATTCATCATACTTATTAACCGTTCAACATTACTTCTATGTTCCATATACAACTCATTAATACCCAGTGTATTTGTCAGTTCATCTATAGTATCTTGGTATTTGTTTGCATTCTCAATTAACTTTTCATAACATCGTTTGTATTTTTCATCAATAATTATAATATCCTCCATGGTAAATTCTGGTGCTTTCACTTCTCCAACATTATTTTCTATATCATGATTCAAGTTACATTCATATAAATAATGTTTAATTTCATCATCGTCAACATCATTATCATCATCATCATCATCATCATTATCATCATCATACATTATATATAATAGGTTTTATATATAATATAATTTATATTTCTTTAAATAATTGAGTAATATTATTTTTCAAAGAAACCTTTTTATCAATCGCATCAATATCAATATCTTTCTTATATTTGTCTGGATTTCTACAAATATTAGTTATTAATTGCATATCCTGGTCAGGTTCTCCAGTTAAATAAACAACATTATCTGGAAAATACGTTTCTATATTACGACATCCCAAATATACTGGAGTGGTATTAGTTAACAATGAATTTATTATTTTTTCGCTGAAATAATGATTGCTTTGAATGTTCTCAATACAAATATGAAACTGATAACCGTCATACATTTCATATTTTTCAAACCCCCCTTTTATACGGGAATCTTGTTTATAAAATTTGCAGCCTCTTCCATAGATATCTATTGGTAAATCGGTATTTAATATTGCATTCGCTAATATATGTCGGTATTTATGACCAGGTTGGTGTGTTTTTTGACTTATCATTAATGACATTCTATTCATATTTGGTTTCAATACAGGCAACCTTGCATTGTATGTTAAATAACCATTTCCTTCTACAAATGGTTTGGGTAAATTTAATTGGTCACCTATATAATATTTATATATGTTTTGCTTTGCATACTCTACAAACTTATTTGTTAAACCGAGGTATACATAAGGTTCATATGCAAACCCGACCACATTTTCTATAGGTACCCCTTCGCGTATTTGCGGCATTGCTGTATTCCAAATTATTACATGTGTATAATCATCATCACTTGTAAAGGAAACAGATAGAGAACTATATAAACCTTGTTCTAATATAACTCTTTTTGCTTCTATACTATCACACCAACTTGAAAAAATACGAATACGCATTGATGACAATAATATACGTAAGTTTATTTTTCTAAATTAATATACACCTACAGAATAAAATACAAAAAATGGACGAATCAACCCGTCCAAAAGTAAATGATAATAGTGAAATCAATGATATACGCACTCCTGCTCAATTCAAAGGTATATCCTTCTCCAAATATAAAAAAACAGAAGTACGAAAACAACTTATTGAGAACCTAAAAAAAGGACGTATTGAACCCGCGTGTTATTGGTGTGCCGAATTAATTTGCGGAGGTCACTTTATGGAAGTATGGGAAACGATCATACATTATGTTGGAAAGCATATCCATTTAGGTAATCCAAAAATATTATGCTATATAGAAAAACGATATGATATATTTCGTAATATAATGGCTCAAGGTCAACATTTAAACGAATTACAATTGAGGAATCATCCTACTATACGCGCTTTATTTGCTGAAATTATTGGTATATTAGCCAATTCAAATAAACGAAATAGTTTCGAAGCTATCAAAATAGATCGCGAAGAAGAATATGATATAACACAGATGTCCGAAAAATTAATAGCACCCAACATATCTTATATTGAGCCTATATTCAAAAAAGACGATCCAAAAGAATTATTTATTGCTGCCAATGAGTTTGCATACAATATTTCACCAGACAAATTAAATATGGTTAATGCATGTTATTGGATTGAATGGATTATTGAATTTCAACAAATATGTAAAAAACGAAAAAAACCATGTTATAGTGAATCACGGAATTATCCGGTAGAAAAAAAATGTAAAAAAGACCTTATTTGGATATTATGGGAAGCAATGTTTCATTATGCTGAACAAAAAGGAACCTACTGTTTTCAATTAATGGGTTCTATTTTCAGTATTTTCTGTATTAAATATACCACTGCTTCAAGCAAAAAACGTAGATATTTACTATATTTTGCAGTTTCTCTACTTACAGAAACAATTCCTACAAATATTGACCTAATAAACAACAAGTCCACAATTGAAACCATCAAAGGAAAAATCAATATTATTTACAAACAAATTAAGAAAAACGAGGAAAGTCCTAATACAGATTATTTATTTGCAAATTTGGAAAGGGAAAATACACTTGAACAATCTATGCGTAAAATGGAAATTGTAAATGGTATGGATTTTTTATCAAAATAATGCAAATATTTCTATATATATAATATATAAATGCCATCATCAAAAGTAATAGGCGAAGGTAGTTATGGATGTGTTCATAAACCCGCATTAAAATGTAAAAACAAAGAGTATGACCCTGACCCAAATATCGTTTCCAAATTATTAACAAAAAAGAATGCAAATGATGAATTAAAAGAGTTTAAATTAATTAAAAAGGCAGATAACAAAGAAGATTTTTATTTAGGACAACCTGATTCGTGTGAACTTGATCGGGGTGTGAAAAACAAAACAGCTATTGATTCATGTAACCGTTTTGATAGTAATAAAATAAACGATTATAAGTTATTGTTATTAAAAAATGGAGGTTCAGATTTAAGTGGTATAGAAAATAAATATAAATCTATGCCTAAAAATAGGCATAGTACACGTAAAATGGAAGGTTTTTGGTTAGATATGAGTCGTATATTGTACGGATCAATGCTATTAATGGATAAAAAAATTGTTCATCACGATCTAAAACAACAAAATATAGTGTACAACGAAGAAACTGGTCGTGTGAATTTTATCGATTTTGGTTTAATGACTACAATACTAAAAATGAAAAATGCAGCAACAAAAAATACATATCCATTTGGAACACACTGGTCTTTTCCTGCAGAAGTTATATTATATGATAAACGTGCGTTTAATACACTATGTAATACAGAAGGTAACCCTAAATCTCAGCATATAATAAATTTATTTCAAGACTATAGTAAATATGCATTCAACAACGTTCACTATTATATGCACGATGAGAAACGTGAAACAAAATTGCAGTTAGCAATGCGTCATGGGAAGGGCTTTCTTGAAATGTGCAAAATCCTAAAAAAAGAGGATTATTATTGTTTTTTAAAAAAGTCTATGGAAACACTTGATAATTTTGGAATCGGTTTCAGTTTATTGTCTATGCTGATAAGAACACAAAAATTCATAGATAAAGAATTAGCTAATGATTTGTCAGTGTTGTTTAACAGTATGGTAAATGGTAATATATTTCTACGTCCATCACCTACTGAAATAGTTACCAAATATGAACAGATACTACAAAGTCACGGATTATTGGATAAATATAATATGAGATTTGAAAATCATTTATTGGTAGGTGCAGATGATTCAGTAAAGGAACCCAAAATGCCAAAGGCTGTACAAACATTCTTAAAAGAATTAATACTTACCTGTCCAGAGGGTAAAGAAATAAATCCAACATCTAATCGTTGTATAAATGCATGTAAACCTGGTTTTGAACGTAATAACAAATTTTTGTGTAGAAAAACGAAAACACAGAAGACACAGAAAACGAAAAGCTCAAAAAAATGCCCAGCTGGAAAAGAGTTAAATCCAAAAACAAAACATTGCAATAAAACATGCAAACAGGGATATAAACGTAACAGTGAATTCAAATGTGTAAAAGATAAATAATATATTCATAAAAAATATATAATAAATTTGTATATGAAAATTAAATATACAAATTTAGCTATTATGGTACGTTTCGTAAAATCGCGGAATTTACTTAACCAAAGTATTAAATCATTTGTAGGAGGGTCAACCATAAATAGGGAAATTCGCGTATATAATCCAGACAAACAGATTATTGTATACTCTCCGCCAAATAAATGATACTTATAATATAAAATAACTCGTTTATACCTCATCCACCCAGTTATCTAATTCTTCATGCTGTAATTTTATAGATGATGGCCGACGGTTTATATTTTCTTTTGCTATACGTTTTTCCAATTCTGTTTCTTTTTTATCCCAAGAATATAGTAATTCACGATTTGCATAATTAAATTGTCTATTTTTTATAAAATAAGTATTTCGTGATTTCGTATCCATGATAATCTCAAATTCGGTTACTAATGATTGTTTATCTTTTATAATATCTTCATAATCCTCATCTAATTCTTTGCAAACTGCTTTCCATTCTTTAAATTTTTGAACAGGGTCTTGATGTATCCATAATTTCTTTGCCCCCCATGGACCAATTACATCCATGCGGTGGTCTAACTTATTGTGAAGTAGTGAATATTTTTCACGTAATAATTGAATTTTTTCCTTTATTTCGTCCAATTTATAGTATTTTGAGATGGAAAGGATTAATGAAATATAAGTTGCAACAGTAATTGAAAATATAGAAGATACTGTATCTGGAATAGTTAATTGTATTCTGGTTGCTTGAATAAATCCAGAAAATGTGGAAAAAAATATAACAGATGTTTGAATATTATTTACAACTGTATTCAAATCATCATATTTCAAATCGAGTAGACGTTTATTATCTTTACACTCTTTCAAAATAATTACATTGTTTCGTTGTAATGATTTTAATTCATTACTAAAAACGATGTATTCAGTTTGTTCAAACCAATCAATATTATTATGGTGGTTTAAGTGTAAATTATAATCGGGTTCTTCATTATTTTTCGGGGTGAGTTCCGCAACTGCTGGAATAGTTTCTTCTACTGCTGTAATAGTTTCTTCTGCTGCTGGAATAGTTTCTTCTGCTGCTGGAATAGTTTCTTGATTTGCAGTTTCAATATTTAATGATACATTCTCAGTTGGGTCATCTGTATTTAATTCATTATTATTGGTTGACATTGTAATTACATTACAATCACATTATATTTTATAAATTACAACATTATTATTGTAATTTACCTATCTATATTATACTAAAGTGTATCAAACATTTTTAAAAAGAAGCTCCAAACGAAGAACCTAACACTCCATTTGCAGGTGCTGGACCCATATTCATCATAGGAGCATTCATTTCAGTTTGAACATTTCCACCTTGCATCATATGATCATATGACTCCATAACTGAGTTTTGTTGTGTAGTTGCTACTGGTCCTGGTGGAAACATACCATTTTGCATACCACTCTGGTCTAAATAATCTGCTTGACTTGACATGTGTTCTTTACTATTGGGTTTTTTACGTACACCTTTTCCTTTCATACCCTCCTTGTAATCAGGTCCATTCCACAGTTCATGTAAACGGTCTACTAAAATATTAACCTTTATACCTAATTTAGTTTGAATACTCAAAACAATGATTAGAAACGCGAGTATAACATTGGTTAAATTCAATGTCTCATATTTAAATCCACTATAGGTTGGTAAATAATTAATAATACGGTGAATAAATATAATTCCACTAAACATTACCACCAATTGAATAAATACTTCCAATAAAATCTCAACCGAGGATTTCTCGGGGTCTGCCTCCGGTACAAATCGTTGAATTAATTTATTCAACATAACTACAGGTACGACACCCATAGTTGAATATTGAATTACATTTAAAACCTCTGCATTACTTTCTTCGGTCATAGAAAATACATGAGACATAAATGTCTTTCGTGTAATATCTGCTGTTTCTTGTAATAGTTCCATTCTACTAATTCTATAGAAACCCATTAGAAAATAAAAATATTTGAGTTCGTCTAAATCCCAGTAAAACTATAGTGAAATGGATATAAAATTTTTGATATATACTGTTTATTATGAATTCTCAAATAAAAAACATAGACAATTATGTTTTACATCCTGAACAATGTAAAATAATATATAATCTATCATATGTATCTTTATTTTCTGCTGTATATGCTATATACAATAATCAATATTTATTAGCATGTTGTCCAGGTGGAGTATTTTTCACCTCTATATATTATTGGAGTAAACCTACATTTGATTCACCGCGAAGATACATTGACATAGGTTACCTTTCTTCGTCGTTGAGTTATCAATTATATCGTGCATATTATTCACAATATATGGCACAATATTATGCAATTATGATATGTGCTGTTAGCTTTTACCCATTGGGATATTATTATTATAATCGTAACCGTTACTGGGAATCTACATATGCACATTGCATGATACATATTGTTGCGAATATTGGAAATATCGTGTTATATTCCGGTGAATTTATGCCCTCATCGCCCCCTTTATTTGTGGATGATATTGATAATCGTGTATATTCTATAACATAATGTTTAAAAAATATATAAATATGTTTCGTTATATATAATCAATATGAACCAAGATGAAGTGATTAACCATCTTAAAGAAACTATTCAAAAATTAGAACAAGAATTACAAGAAACCAAAGACCATCTCAAAAAATATACTGCACCTGCCAGGACTAAAACTTATTATGATAATCATAAAGAATATATACTGAACAAAAATAAAAATTATCAAATATCTCCTGAAAAAAAGAAACAATATGCGAGACAAGCATACTTAAATAAAAAAGAAAAATTAAAAACAAAAAGTGAAAATATTTAGGAATTATATAATATTTCGTAATATTATATAAAAAGAATATCTTTAGGGAATATATAGAAATGAAAAAAATCATTGGTGTTTACAAAATTTCAAATAATTTGTGTCCCGAAGGGAAGTATTATATCGGGTATTCATGCGATATTCACAAAAGATGGGGAACACATCGTTCAACACTAAAAACTAATAAACATTGTAATATATTACTGCAAAGAGCATATGATAAATACGGAGCAGACTGTTTTACATATGAAATTTTACATGTGTGTGAAACAGAAGAAGAAGCACAAAAATATGAACTTTCTTACTTAGAAGATGAAAATATAAGAGATAAATTATATAACTTACATTATAATAGTAGTGGAGGTGATATGCTAACATATCATCCAAACCGAGAAGAAATTATAGAAAAAATTAATAAAACCCAAAAAGAACAAATTAGCAAAATGACAAAAGAAGAAAGACAGGCAAAGTGGGGACAAAATGGAGAAAAAAATGGTATGTATGGAAGAACCCATACCGACGAAGTTAAACAATTAATTTCTAATTTACATAAAGGTAATACATATAATCTTGGTAGTAAAGCATCTCAGGAAACAAAACAATATTTATCAAAAATTAGAAAGGGTAAATATACAGGTAAAGATAATCCGTTTTTTGGAAAACATCATAGTGAAGAAATAAAACAAAAACTTAGAGAATACAAATATGGTAATATACCAACAAACGCAAGAAAAGTATTAATATACGGAAAAAGATATATATCAGCAACAGAAGCTGGAAGACAATTAAATGTATGTACTGCTACTATTTTACATCGTATAAAGTCACCTAATCCAAAATTTGCTAATTATTTTTATGTGGACACTAATCAAGACGAATTTATGCCCTCATTGCCCCCTTTATCTGTGGATGATATTGATAATCAGTAAGTTTGAAATCTTCAATTACATAATCATTAATATTATCTCGTTTATTTAATATTTCTAATGTAGGAAATGGATAAGGTTCACGTGTAATCTGCTCTGCTGCTTGGTCAAGATGGTCATCATATAAATGACAATCTCCACCATAATGGATAAATTCGTAAGGCTCCAAATCACATATTTTTGCTACTATATATGTTAATGCACTATATGACCCCAAATTAAATGGAATTCCGAGAAATTCGTCATTCGCGCGTTGATAAAGCAAACAACTTAATTTATTACCACCAGTTACAATAAATTGAAATAATATATGACACGGTGGTAAAACTCCTTTATCCATTTGACATGGATTCCATGCTGATATTATATGACGTCGTGAATTTCTGGTTTCTGGATTCTTTAATTCATCTATTACTAATTGCAATTGGTCTATACCTTTTCCTGTATAATCCTCATTACAAGAACTATATGGTGCATTAAAATATCTCCATTGAAACCCATAAAGTGGACCCAGATCACCTTCCACATAATGTTCTAATCCACGTGATTTCATATATTCGGGTGTTGAATTTCCATCCCAAATATGCACCTTTTGATTATTCAATATTTTATTATCTGTATCACCACGTATAAACCATAATAACTCTTTAAAACAAGTTTTCCAAGCAGTTTTTTTGGTAGTTAATATAGGTATCTTACCATTCTCTAACGAGAAGTGCATGGCAGCACCCACACCCCGAATTGTTTTCCCATTTCTACCTTCTTCCAACTGTCCTTCTTTTAACAAATCCTGAAGTAAGTTTAAGTATTGATACTCTTCGTGCTTTGGTTTAGAAATGTCGCGTCCCTTATGCTTATTTATGTCAACCACATTTTTCAACATTTTATATATTATATTAAAAAAATCATTTAAATAGTTTTACATTATTTGTATATCTAAGATGTCATCTAACGCAGCCGCCATACGCCGACGCGTAAATCCACAACAACAACCCAAACCCGTTAATACACAAATCCCCCAGTCACCATCTAATAGTAACCCAACACCCCAGTCACCGTCCATTAATAAACAACTGACTATCCAACAAGTGATAACTACAATGGACCAACGATTAAAACAAGTTGAAACTATTATGCAAAATAATGGCACCAATAACAGTACAAGCGATTTATCTTTAATTGTTGATGAGTTTAATAGTCGGTTTGAAATAATTGTAACCGAAATGAATTCTTTAAAAGATATAGTTATGCAATTACAGACCTATACGATGTCTGTCAATAAAACATTATACGATGAACGTATTAATATATTATCTGATTTAGGAAATAATGCAATAACCCATTCTGATAATAAAGAATTACAATCTGGTTCAAGTGCTCAAGACAATCTTGAACAAATCGGCATCACTCATCATAATAACGAATAAATAATCGTAGTTATAAAAATATTATTGTAACATATTATAGCATATTACAATAATGAACGTAAATTTTCAAGAAAGAATTGCACAACTACAAACTAATTATTATAAAGATAATACAAGATGTGTATTATTTAAAACAAATCAAAAAATAGACTGTGCAAATACCATATCTAATATAATTGATAAAAAAGAATTATTTTCCAACACCGTATTTATTTTACCTAATACAAATAAGTTGTATTTTGACTATACCTTTTTTAAAACATATGCGACGCCTCCCATTTTTCAATCATTCGTTGAATATATATATGACCTAATAAAAAAAACTATAATAAAAAATAAATCATATGATATGCATATTAATTGGAATACATATACAATTTCTTCTCATGACCGTTATAAAGAGTTATATAATTTATTTTTAAATAGACCTGATAATGACGAATTTAATTTCCATGATAATTTAAACAACCTATATGTTTATTATACACCTAATGTTATTCAAATTATATCAAAATTAATGACACCAATCATACATCCAGTTGTTCTGAATAAAGTAATACTATTTAATAAAAGTGAAAGTGAAGAATTATTAAATAATCTATTGAAAAATAAATAAGTACATTAGTAAAGGGTTTAAACTATAGAATTGTATAGTAATATATGAATATTACTATAAATAATACAGGCAACGCTGAGCGATTTGGACTACTATTTCAACACATCCGTTTATTCACAGAACATGTAAATGTTACATTTGATAAGGATAAAATGTTCATGCAATCAATGGATTCCTCGCGAATTTCAGTATTTGAGTTATCATTACCAGCCACATGGTTTGATTCATATGAACATACTGGAGCTGCTCCAATTACACTTGGTATACATGCAACTATGTTATTTAAAATTTTAAACACCCGAGATAAGTCCCAAAATACTCAAATTATATATAATGCAGATGATGATAAACTTTTCATAAATTTTGCATCTATTAATACATCTGTCTTTAATAAACGATTTGAGCTTCCGTTAATGGATTTAGATTGCGATATTATGGCGATACCCACTACGGAAAGTGCAGCAGAGTTTTCAATAGATTCTGCTATTTTTTCTAATTTGATTAATCAACTTAAAATATTTGGGGATACAATTGAGATAGAATGCACCGAGGATAAAATAACACTGCATTCTATTAGTATAGAAGCTGGAAAAATGGTGGTAGATATTAATATTGACGACTTAACTGAGTATTCTATTAATGAAGGAGAAGTTATGAAATTATCATTTAGCCTAACTATGTTACACAATATTTGTATGTATAATAAAATCGCGAAAGAGGTTGAGATTCATCTTACTAATGATTTTCCAATGAAAATCAAGTATTTACTGGGGGATGATGGGGGTGATGCAGATGATGGGGGTGATGCATCTTTCACATTTTATCTTGCTCCAAAAATAGGTGACGATGATTAATATTTCTTCGTTCCAATAATTATAAGATAAAAATATGTTATTATATATAGCATATTTTTATGAACGCATTCTTTCACATCTTTTTATTCATATTCATATTATTCATCTACATACACATCACACATCAATTTAAAACAAGTGAAGATATGGAAATATATGAAATGGATTATGTATCCAATGAGCATTTGCAAGAAGTGTGTAACATCAAACAACCTGTGTTATTTTTTTACAAATCCATTCATCCTGAATTCTTTGAGGAATTAGATCATGAACATTTAGATAGACTCGACTCATATGACGTAAATGTTAAAGATGTCCGCGACTATTATGCCGATGAACCCAATGTTGATTTCACAGTTATGCCATTCCGTAGTGCAGAAACACTTATGACAACTGATACTAAGTCTTCCTATTTTACAGAAAATAATCATACTACTATTGACGAATCCGGTTTATTAAAAACATTCCAAACCAACGATGATTTTTTTAAACCATCATTCACCGTGAACACACAATACGATATATTAGTTGGTTCCAAGAATACATGTACGCCTTTACGATATCATAAAAATGAACGTGTATTATTAACCGTCATTACTGGAAAAATTACCATAAAAATGACTCCATGGAAGAGCACTAAATATCTATACCAAAATAAAGATTACGACTTATATGAATTCTGGTCACCCGTGAATATGTGGAAACCACAACGCAAGTATTTACATGAAATGGAGAAACTTCGGTTTTTAGAATTTGATGTTAATGCTGGTTACACTGTGAGTATCCCACCTTATTGGTGGTACAGTATTAAATACGACAGTAATCCTGAAACATTTGTAACAAGCTGTACATATAATTCTATTATGAACGGTGTTGCCAATTTACCAGACACGTGTTTATACTTTATGCAACAACAGAATATACACAAACGTGTATCTAATACCATTATCGCGTTAGATTCGGAAGATACACCTACCCAAGAACAAGATGAACATATTGAAGATATTGACGAATAATAATAATTTATAAGAAGTTCCCACTTTTTATAAATCCCACAATTTAATGAAATCAAATTCATTGATTCTTTAAGTCCTTCTTTCAAATTATATAGTTGTCAGAAAAAACACAAAATAAAAAAGTGTTTCGTATATAGCAAAAAAGGACATTCTGAAAATGTCCAATTCTTGAAAAGTGCAACCACTTTTTTTTCAGAAATATACGAAATTCCAGTTTAAAGCATAATGCAGCAAATCCTGAATTTCTATAATTTATTTGTCTGCATACTTTTTTTT